CGCGCTTTGTCCTAAGCACAGATATTCCAGATACATCCTAAAGAGCTTCGTAAGACGCATGACCCACATAGGGGAAGGCCTACTCGGCGCTAAGAGGATGAACAAGAAGGAGGTTCTGAGCTTTGCTGTGCACATTACTGACTTTTTGACAGCCCTACACATCGTCATGTTTCAACACACAAACACCATCGTCCGGGTATCCACGACTGAGGAATACTGCGGCACAGAAGACCTCAATAGCTACGGGGCTAAGATTGGGCAAACGACCATTACAATTCACTAAGAAGGTCAGAGCGGAGCTCATACGCTGCCGTGGTGACTTTCAGTACTTTTCTAAGAAGTACCTCAAGATCGTGGATAAACACGGCAAGCTTGTCCACCTTGTCCCGAACCGGGCGCAGAGGTCGTTCCTTGCGGCCCATGAGAAGAACCCGTGGGTCTATGTCCTCAAGGCCAGGAAGCTTGGCCTGACAACCATAATCGCGGCGTATAACTTTTGGTGCACTCTCTTTACGCCCAACTACTCAGTGCTTGTGCTGGCGCATACCGACATCGCCGCTAAACAGATATTCCGAATATATACGCGGTTTTACGATAACCTTCCGGCTTTCCTGTCGTTCTCAATCAAGCTCCTCAACAAGCACGAGCTGATGCTTGAACATGGCGGCTACATCCACGCTGCGACTGCTGGGTCAGACTCTGCGCGTGGTTCTACCTACCAGTCGATCCACTGTTCAGAGTTCGCGATGTACGACAAGATCGACTCGCTCATTGCTTCTGCGATGTCCACTGCTGGTGAGAATGCGACCGTGGTTCTCGAAACGACTGCCAACGGGCTCAACGAGGCCCATAGGCTGTTTTACGGTGACAATGGTTTTGAGAAGCTTTTCATTTCTTGGAAGGATGCAGAGGACGCGGTTTCGGATAAGAAGCCGCCATGGATCCCAAAGGAGATCAAGCAGATCTCGGACCAGTACGGGCTCAAGAAGAAGCAGATGTACTGGGCTGTCGAGACCTACACCAAGAAGTGTGCGGCAAACTGGAATACATTCCTACAGGAGTACCCCCTAGAAGCACACCTTGCCTTCATCTCTGCTGGTCGGAAGTTCTTTAACCGCATCTTCCCACACGTCAAGGCTGCGCCTGGCTACCATCAGTACCAGGAGAGGCTCAAGTACTCGGCCTACGTCATAGGTGTCGATAGCGCATCTGGATCAGACCATGGGGATTACTCGTGTTTTGTCACAATCAACTGCACCGATAAGAAAAAGCCATCCATAGCTTCGGTGCTGTACGAGAGGATCCCCCCGTCAGCCTTCGCGCAAAAGGTTCTAGATGAAGCTAAGAAATACGATGCCCTTGTCTGTGTGGAATCCAACGGGTACGGACTAAGCGTCATCGAATACCTGACAGGGCACGAATGGGGGAACCTCTACCGAAGAACGAGGTACGATAGAGCGTCAAACCGATGGACAGAGAACCTTGGGTTCAACACCAACGTCTCCACACGCTCCGTTATGCTCGCTAGATTGCAAGAGTACATCTCTATGGAATGGCTCGATGTGGTCGACGATACGCTTAAATCCGAGATGAATACTTTTGTGTTCAACAAAAACGGGAAGCCGGAAGCGGATGTGGGCAAGCACGACGATTGTATTATGGGGACTGCCCTAGCTTTGATGGGGATGGATCAGTGCGAGCCAGAGGTCGAGGTGAAGAAGCGGGAGAAGCCTGGGAGCATCTCCGAAATGTTGCAGTTCGAATTGCAGACTGGCAAATTGTACCGGAAGTCTAGTCACTTCTTCGAGCAGGAAGAGGAGGCTCTACCCTCACCCTCTGAGGTGTTGTACAGAAATTAATCCGCCTAGCGGCGTAAAAGGAGAAAACGATGGGAAAGTTTCTAAGTGATGAAGACGCGAATAGGCTTGAGGGAGCTCTACAAGAGATCTCCGATGGCAACGACGTTAGCTTCGACGCCGAAGAAACCGCACCTGTTGAGTCGTCCGAACCTGTAGAGGACGTTAACCAGGAAGCAGAAGGCGAGGCCGATAGCAGCCCCGAAGCCGAAGAGACCTCCAGCGATAGCGGCGATTCCGCAGGAGAGGAGGAAAAGGGCAAGGGGTCAATGCACCGTGTTCCTTATGACAGGTTTAAGTCTGTCGTGGATGCCAGGAATCAGTTCCGTGGTGAGAACGATGCGTTGAAGTCGCAACTGGGAGATCTCGAGCGTCAAGTCGCCGAGTTCCAGAAGCAGCCTGCACACCGGCCAGCACCGGAGAGACAAGAGGACGACCCTTGGGATTTTGACAACGACACGCCACTGGATCCCGGTGACAAGCGATACTCCGTTCTGGAATCCCGCCTTAACAACATGGCGGTTTACCAGGCAGAGCAGCAGCTTGAGCTGGAGATACAGAGCGTTCAGAACTCATTTCCCACCGTCCCGCGTGAACTCCTTCTCCAAGCTGTCGTCTTGGATGGGGCTAGCGATCTGTCGAGGGTTGCTGAGAATTACTCAGCACATATCTCATCTATCGAGGAAGGGGCTATAGCGCGACATTTGGCGCAAGCTCCCCCGAAGGCTGCACCGGTTCCCCCTCGGGCTCCGAAGTCTTCTGGGACATCGATAGGGATATCAACCTCACAGAGTGAAGACCAGCCCCGCCCAAGGAACATCGCAGAAGCTTCAAAGGCTCTTCATGAGTTTCTGAAGCGTGAGAATCCTTTCGCTTAATTGGAGATAGAAAATGGCTGGAGCCACAAGAAGTACATTTGACGCTATTCTTAAAGAATTCTACGTCGGTGGAGTCATCGCTCAGCTCAATAATGAAGTGCTTGCGCTTGAATTATTTGAGAAAGCGATTGTCGATTGGAACGGAAAACGAGCAATCATTCCGGTTCATGTAGCCCGCAACGACTTTAACTCGACTGCTCAGTTCGTGCCTGAGTCTGGAACGCTGCCCACGGCAGGGAACCAGTCTTATGAGCAACTTCAGATCACCGCTCAGTACCAATACGGTCGCTTCCAGATTACTGGTCCTGCGATGGCTTCGGCAAAGAGCGGCGGCAAGGGTGCGTTCATCAGCTACACAGATGCTGAAATGAACAAGCTCGTTGCCGATGTTCGCAACACGGCAAACAGGGTCTCCATGACCGGTGGCGCCTGTGTTGGGTACATCTACGAGAAGAAGGTGTGGAATACGGGTGCTGGTGCTCAGGTGCCTGGCGCTGCTGGTGGCACCTTCTTTGGGCAGTTGGACTTTGCGTTTCGCGGAGACTACACGGTTTTGGAGGCTGCACGCGCTAACGGCATGGCGACGGCAAGTAACACCAACTTGTGGATCCCAGTGGACCTCGTCCGCATGGATACCTACAACACGGTTGGTGCGGATGCTGTCCCTTCCAACAACAACTTTCTCATAACTGACTTTGACTCTGCTGCTGGCACGGTCAAGCTCGCTTTTGGGACAGACAGCGCCATCACTGCCGGAGCCAATATCGGTCCTGTTATCGTTGGTGGTGCTACTCTTCCTGGCGTGAAGGACGGAACGGCAGTTGCTGTTATTATCCGTAACGAACAGGCTACGTCAGCAGCCGGGGCAGTCGGCCTCGACATGTCGGCGTTTAACTCTGCCAATGCCTACACGTACTGGATCGAGGAGCCTGTTGGTGTTCAGGGGAACCTATCCCTTGCTACGCACTTCAGCGTAACTCGTAATGCGAAGGACTCATTAAACTTGCCACAAGTGGCATCTAATGGGTCAGCTCCCCCCTTGCGTTCTTGGGTCTTTTGCGGGTCTAAAACAAACGCCACGTCCCTCACGGGCGCGGCGCTAGCTATAGACCGGATCCAGCATTCTATCGACTCTGTCAAGGTAGACGAGCCGACGCTTGCTGGTGGTGGACCCGGACGTGTTGGTGGAGCTCACGAGGTAGATGTGATGCTAATGCACCCGCGTCAGCGGCAGCAGTACATTGCGCTACTCCAGGGCACCATTGGGATGCGGATCATGTCAGGCCAGGGCGGAGGTCCGACGCGCAAGGGAGATGCTGGGTTCATGGACGTAAGCTACGGAGACATCCCCATTAAGGTCTCTCGAGCTGTGCCAAATGGATCGATCTTCTTCGTTAATAAGACCTCGTGGAATCTGGCGCAGCTAGAGTCTGGCAAGTTTGCCGATCTAGACGGTGCTATCCTCAGCCGTGTCAGTGGGCAGGACTCCTGGGAGGGTTTCTACCGTTGGTACTGGAACTTGGTCTGCAAGCAGCCAAACTGCAATGTGATCCTAACGGGTCTTGAGTTGGCTTAAGGGTTAGTGGCGACGTGGAACTCCTTTTGCAAATACTGCAAGCAACGGTGCTCCTGTTGGTGGGGTTCTACGTCGCCATGCTGATCGGTGAGAAAAGACGAGAGAGGGTGCAGCATGTCGCTGACGCTCCAGAAGAGCGGTATGTCGATGTTGTGCCCTCCTCTCTCATATATGGAGGGGAAGAAGATGGCGTTGCCTGATCCAAGACAATTCGCAGCCAAGAAGCTCATTAGTCGCGACAAACCAGACCCCTCTCAGTTCTTTGGAACTGTCCTAGACATAGCGAAGTTGTTCGTGGATCCCGCCGCCGCCGCCACCAAGAAGAAAAAGAAGAAGGTCGCGGCTCCAAGGCCTGGCGATGAGGAGCCGACGGAAGAGGAAGAGGAAGAGGAGACAGGCTCGGCCAATCTCGGTGAGGTCGTCCGTAGGCGACCGCCCAAAAAATAGGAGGGCTCAATGGCTGTTACGTGGCCGACCGACATGATCGGGAAGATTCGGGAGTCGAAGGTTAGCAAGACCGATGACCGGCGTGCCTGGGATTTGTCTCTACTCTTCCTACAGGGAAACCAGTGGATGCAGCGGGACAAGAAGCTCAAGGAATACGAAGCTCTCCGCAAACACAGAGAACGCGGCGACAGGCTCACCGTGAACCTCATGCTCAACATGTACCGGAACATCCTGTCCCACCTAACGCTCTCCTACCCATCTGTGGTGGTGATGCCATCGAGCCCGTCCAACGAGGACGTACTCAAGGCTAAAGCCTCTGAGATGGCACTGCGCTATCATTGGGAAGTAGACTCGATGAAAGATACCCTCGCGGAGGGATGCGAGTGGCTTCTAACGACCGGGACGGTTGGCTACCACACTTACTACTATTCCGAGAAGAAGCGCGTCCATACTGAGGCAATCTCCCCGTATGATCTTTTCTTTGAGAAAGACGTCACAAACTTCGACGAGAGCGAATGGGTCGCCATACGCACCTACCATACCAAGGGAAGCCTCAAAGCCTCCTACAAGGACAAGTCAGAGCAGATCGAGAAGATGTCCGGGTTCCAAGACGACATGGGGATGCTCGGGGAAACACACCCCAAGGACCGCATCGAGGTCTTTGAGATCTATTGGAGAGACGGACGACACGCCATAGTGGCGGGGAACGTGTACCTCTTCAAGGAAGACAGCTACCCCATGGAGCCACACCCGGTCCAGTTTGTCAGGTATACCAAGATACCCATGAAGCTATGGGGGATCGGGCTCCTCGAGCCACTCATCGACCTACAGTTCTTCTACAACAGGTCGAGAAGCCGGATCATGATGAACGTAGACCTTATGGGAAACCCTAAGATCTTAATCCCAAAGTCATGCGGAGTCTCACCAAACGCATTCACGAACCGACCCGGGGAGAAGATCAGCTACAACGCCGCAGGAGGCAAACCAGAACAACTCACACCCGTGCCCATCCCGGGCTACGTCATCGACAACATTACACGCATACAGTCAGAAATGCAGGACGTCGCCGGCATACACTCCGTAAGCCTGGGCAAGAGAGCTGTGGGAATAGCTAGCGGCAAAGCAATGAACACCATCTCTGGCAAAGACATGAGCCAGTTGCAGATAACGCAGTCGGGGATCGAGAAGGCAGTCAAATTCATCGCACAGCACGTCCTCACACTGATGAAACAGTACTACACCGAACCCAAGATGATGAGGATGATGGACCAGGCAGGAGCCGTCATCTTCAACCAACTGCAAGCCACCAACATCGTGGACGACCCAGAGGTCGCCATAGAAGCAGGCAGCCTCTTCAGGAACGAGGCCCTCGACAGAGACGCTAAAGTCATCGAACTGCTGGAGCTCGGACTCATCGACAAGGATCAGGCCCTACAAGAAATCAGCTTCCGAACAGGGAATGCCTTCCTCACCGACAAGATCATGGCAATGTCTCACGCACAAGATGTCCTGAGATGGACTGTCATGGGAGATAGCACAGAGATCTACAACACCGACGACGTCAGGGTACTTGTTAAGGTTTTTGGGGATTTCATGAGAACTCCAGAGTTCTACAGTCTGCCAGACGAACGACAGAACTACATAGGAGAGATGTTCGCCGCGCTGACAACAGAGTCCCAAGGACCAGAAGCCTACGCAGAAGCAGTCGCCAAACGGAGGATCTGGCCAAGACCAATGCTCCCAGGAACCGACAGCAACGCAAGGCTACACTCGGTGCTCGGATCAGAAAGCCCGGTCAGCAAACAGCAGCTACTCGAACAACAAGTGGATACGATGGCGCAAAAACGCACCGGGGAAGACATAACGTCTAGGTCACAACAAAGGAAAGAAGCCCTGATTAGCCCGGTGGGAGGTGGGTACTAAATGAACGTAAGCGAAGTCGCGACACTCTTTAGAAGCTATACCGATGAACCAGACGCCACCTTCCTGACAGACGCTGACGTGTCGACATACCTGACACAAGGATACAACGAGCTCAGAAGCTTCGTCATGGCGGTTAACCCGTCCATCTATACGGCATCCGCTGACCTTGTCTTTACTGCCGCCGATTCCTATGACCTCACCACAGGAGCCATCCAACTTCTGGGAGCTACCATTACCGTCGGATATGATCGACTGATGCAGATACAGACGCTGGCAGACGTGAGCTCAACAGGAACCACAGTAGGCACAATCTTTGAGCCCGTGGCAGACCTGTCAGCACTGGATGAAGCAGTCCATGCGTATATGCTTGAAGGGTCTACCATCAGGCTGGATAGCAAATACACCGCCACGCTGAGACTCAAGTACGTTCCAGAACAGTCAGCGACACTCTGGAGCAACCTCGCCGCAACAACATACATCGACGATCTCACGATGTACCATGACATGATCGCACTCTACGCTTACTCCCAATACGCCATAAGGGACTCGGCACAGAGCGCGCAGGTCGTTCTGCAACTCAGACACAGAGAGTCACAGCTCGTAGACTACATAGCACACCGCGTATTCCACGGGCCACAATACGTCTCCAAGACACTTGCATCATACCTGGATGGATGATGGCAGTCCCGTCTACAGAAGTCGAAGTCCTAAAGGACGGAATCGAACAAGAGAGCCCGTCTAAAGGCGCATTCGCGCTCAACATGATCTACCGGAGGAACGCATGGGAAGTGAGAAAAGGCTTTGGGCAAGTCCTCCAGAGGACCACCACCTTCGGCCTACCGACATTCGAGACGGCATCGACACAAGGCATGGGGATCCGGGGACATCTAGGGTCGTACTTGTTGGAGACGGACTTCGGTCATCTTCAGTGCTTATCGATATTCTCGGCACTGGTGAGGACCGGGGACACGACGATATATTCCTCGGGGACTAGCGACTTTAACAACTCCTATACGGACTACGTCCTGCTGCTCGAGATCGACGACCTCACCACAGGAGCTCGCTGGGAAGAGCCCCTCTACCACCACACATCGCAGAACACCGGCTTCGGAACGGAAAAGGCAGCGAACAATGCGTTCGGAGCGCAGATGTCATCGCAGCTAGCAGCCTCCTACGTGGGCGTGCCGCCCCCCTTTTGGCACGGAGTCTACGAGACGAACGAAGACAACGACCGCACAGGGTTCCGTTCCGGCCTCACAAGGAAGGCGTTCTTCTTTCATGAGTGGAAAGACGCCCTATACTTCGGAAACGAAGACACCGGCATATATGTCTATCGGCCAATCGCAATAGGGAAAACAGAGAGAAGGGCACTTAGGAACACGGAGCAAAGCCATAGAGGGTCGTTTTACTCGGAGCGGTCTTTTGTGCGCCCACTCGTCCCAACCCCCAACCCCGTCCACCAAGCAGCGTTTGCCTACATGGGGAAGGCAGACTTCCCGGGAGAGGTCGTGGATGTGGCAGTCATTGACGATAGGCTCGTGGTGGCATCCGAGAGAACGCTTTACTTCTCAGATGAGAACCACCCCGGTAACTTCATCGCCATCAATCAGGTCTCCGTGCCGGGTGAGTTCCCGGTGGTCGCCATCGAGGAACACCTCGGACACCTGATGATCTTCACGGAGCGAGAGACCTACATGTTCCGGTCAGCAGGAGGGGCGCTGTACGGAGGGGGGCAGATATCCCGCGTGGATGAGAACGTTGGGTGCCTCGGGCCAAATGCCGTTACCATGTGGGAAGGAAACCTAGCATGGGCTGACAGGAATGGCATTTACGTGACATCTGGAAACCTTGTGGTGACCAAGATAAGCGCCGGCATCGACTCATTCTTTAACGGGTACTTCTCTTCGCCGCTCACCTCATACTACGATGGGCTTGGATTCTCAGACACCTCTGACAAGCAGCCACAGACAACGTTCAGGGTCACTGACAGAAGGGTTCACCTCTGCTACAACGCTGAGCTCGGTGCGGTCTTCGCCACATTCCCAGACTCCAGTAGCACCTTCTGCTTCTCCGAAGGTCGCTGGTCGTTGTGGAAAACGGAGACACAGGCAACGAGTGAGGTTATCCCCGCAAGGACAGACAACAAGGTCGTCGCCACGAAAACCATCACTAACCCGTGGTTGCTGTCTACCGATGACGACCTACTCATGGTTGGAACACTCGACGAGCAGACGTGGACAGACAGCGCCGATGACAGCGCAGGTGCTCCCATTGGTATGAACCTCGCCACAAGCAGCTACTACGTCATGCGGTACGGACGTGGTGGCGCCATCGACAGGAACGTGTTCGACGAAGACCAGCGCAAGCCTACGGGCTACTATCGTTCATTCCTATTGTCGGCTGGTAGGGCCAGGTCCGAAGCCATAGTGGGCGCCCCTGAGCGCGTGCCTACCGGGTACGCTTTCCCTGATGGTGACTGGACTATCGGCGCAAGTACATACTCGACCGTGAGACCAGAGGATGAGATCTATTGGATCCCCGTCTCCCTGGTCACCAACGATGCCACAAAGAGCAGTGTGGAACAGTGGAATATGACGATTAGGTTCGACCAGGATGCCTGGGAGCCTGTGCTCTACGCGAATAATTCAGACATCGACTTCTTTGTGCCGTCAGAGAGGGTCAACACCAAAGAGGGGTACAACCCCGGAGCTGGAAACGCAAGCGGCCAGGTGCGCCTGTCTGGCAGCAACATCAACATAGACTTCGACGAGAACGAAGACCCCTTCACCAGGAGGATCTACCTCACAACGAGCATCAAGAACCTCATGATGTACATCCCGATGAGGCGAAAGGAAGCGGCAAAGGCTGGCTCCCTTAGCACCATGGTCTGGGACATCTCCACAACCTCGCCGCCAGTCATCACCAACGCTTCGGGCTCGCTAACACTAAATACCAGATACTGGCAGGAATACTTCCTGGGGACCAACGACGCACGAAGGGAAGACAACGTAGCCATGACAGTGGACTGGGCCTACAAAACCAAACAGGTGAACATCAACGAGCAAACAATGGCAAAGGCACGAGGGTTATATATCAGAACGCTCTCGCATGGACCGGCAGATACATCCAACAGACTCGCAGACGACTACGCATTTGGACTCCTGAATACGCTGCTTGCCGCTGACGAGAAAGGGTGGATATCACAGGTCGTTGACTTCACAGGGGTTACAGGGGTTACAGTCGAATCCATCGATAAGATAGCAAAGAAGTCATCCATACGAACCAGAGTCAGAGACTCAGGGTCAACGATGGTCAATAAGACGTTCGGACAGGCCGGTGTTACCTATGGGTCTGACAGCGTCACAAGTGATGGGAACTACCTTATCGACAGCCAAGAGGTCGACATCATAGCCACAAGCGACAGCGTCAAGGGGTTCACATTCTCGTACATGCTCTTCGGACACATACAGAATAGAGC